GTCAATGATGTGCCTAACTTGAGTATGGTGCGGCGCGTTTGGGAAAAGCTCCCGCTGATTATGCAGGAGCGCGGCAGGAAAACGGGGGCGGCTTATAAATCGCTGCTGCCTTATGTGAAACGTGATTGGGGGGCTTTAAAGCCGAACGATGTTTGGATCGGCGACGGTCACAGCTTTAAGGCGAAGGTGGCACACCCTGTACACGGCAGACCGTTTAAGCCTGAAGTGACGGTGATTATTGATGGTTGTACGCGGTTTGTGGTGGGTTTTTCGGTCTCTCTTGCTGAAAGTTGTGTGGCGGTTTCGGACGCTCTGCGTATCGGGGTCAAGCACTTTGGTTTGCCGATTATCTATTACTCGGATAACGGCGGCGGTCAGACAGGCAAGACGATAGACCATGAAATCACGGGTATCACTTCCCGCTTGGGTATCCGCCATGAAACGGGTATCGCGGGCAATCCGCAAGGTCGAGGCATCATTGAGCGATGGTGGAAAGACAATCTGATTGAGATGGCGCGCCAGTATGAAACGTTTGCGGGCGCGGGGATGGACAGCAGCACGAAGAACCTGATGTACCGCAAGATGGAAAGTGCGTTTAACGCTTTGGAAAAAGGCAAGGAGTTGACGGTAGAACAGCAAAATATTTGAAAAAACTGCCGAGCTGGTCGCAATTTATCGCGGATGTGGTCAAGTGTATCGACGAAATACAACAACCCGCCCGCACGGCGAGCTGCCCCGACATCCTGACCGGCGGGCATTATACGCCGAAGGCTTATCGGGAAATGAGGCTGGAACAGGACGGTATCGCGCCGGATATGTTGTCGGCGGAAGAGCTGGCGACGATGTTTATGGCCGCAGGAAGTGCGAAAAGTACAGCGCGGTTGCTGGATTGTTCAACAACTCTTATTTTTCAGTCGAGCTGGCGGAGTATCACAAGGACGAGGTTCGGGTCAGCTACGATTTGGACGATGCGTCGGTGGTCAATGTGTTTGATATGGACGGAAAGTTCATCACGAAGGCACAAGTCAACGGCAATAGCCGCGAGGCTTTCCCGACGGCTCGTATCGACCAACTGGCGGAAAAACGCCGAAAAGGCAAAATCAAGCGGGCGGAAAATGCAATCAAGCTCGCGAATGCGGAAGTCAATCCGGCACTGGAACAGGCGGCAGCTTGGGACGAGCTGGGACATTTAGGCGGAAACGTCATCAAGGCGGAGTATGCGGTATTGCCGAAAACGGGAACAGACGACGAGATTGTCTTGTTTGAGGCGGATATGTAGTTAAAACGGTTTTAAAACACTTTTAATAAGGAAAACATCATGACAAATACGGTCAACAAAGCACTGCAACAAAAACTGGCTGAATTTAAAGCCAAATCAGGGATGAATCAGACGATGCTTGCGCGCGGTATCGGGGTATCTCCGGCATCTATCAGTATGTACCTGAATGATACCTACGCGGCAAAAGGCGGCAAATATGAAACCATCGAGCCGAAAATCGAAGCGTTTTTAGAGGTACAGGAAAGTAAGGCGCAACGCGAAGAGCTGGTTTTGGGGTTTGTATCGACCAAGACAACCCGCCGAATCTCTGAAGTGATGCGCGACGCACACGAGGCAGGCGACACAGTGGTGATCTACGGCCAAGCGGGTTTGGGCAAGACGCAGGCGGTCAAAAACTACTGCGAGAAGAATCCCGCCGCCATCCTGATTGAGGCTAATCCGAGCTTTACGGCTTTGGTCTTGATGCGCAAGTTGGCAGCGGCGGCGAAGGTCTCCACGGTCGGCAGCCTGAATGATTTGTTTGAATCGGTATCTGACCGCCTGCGTGATTCGGGTCGTCTGATTGTAGTTGATGAGGCGGAAAACCTGCCATTACGCGCCCTTGAGATTATCCGCCGATTGCACGATGACACGGGCTGCGGGTTGGTTTTAAGCGGTATGCCCCGACTGGTGGCTAATTTGCGCGGTAAGCATGGCGAGTTGGTACAGCTTTATAGCCGAGTGTCGGTTGCGCTGAATTTGGGCGACTCGATGCCGGATGAAGAATTGGAAGAAATTGCCAGAGCGGCGATGCCGGAAGCGGATGATGCGACGATTGCGGAACTGGTTAAACAAAGCAACGGCAATACGCGACGGATGAGCAAGTTGATGCGCGGTGCGGTACGAACGGCAAACAAAAACGGCATCAAAATGCAATCGGGCATCATTAAAAAATACTCGACATTGATTATCCGATAGGTCGTCTGAAACGGTAAGTCTTTGACAGGGCTATATATTTTTTTACCCTATGATTTTAATAAGTTATTGTTTTTAAAGGAAAACGCAAAATGCAAGTTTTGAAGAAAGTTGATTGTAAGATGTTTGTGGCGCGCTCTTTTTGGCGGTGGGTGCCGGTTGGTTTGACGGTGGGCGTGTGGTGTTTTGTGGGTGGAATGGCGTTGTATGGCTGCACCCAAGAACCCGAACCTATTGCGAAAGAGCCGACGAAGGTCCAAGCGATGGACAGACAGGCGGATTTGGAAGTTTTGAAAATGGAATACTCCTACGAGGCAATGAGTGTGGAGCAAAAAATGGAAGGAATTGTATATGAATAAGTTCAAACGGCCTAAACGGGGGCTGAACCGAATCAAGAAATTGGCATTAAAACGGGCGGTCGAGGAAATACGCGCCAAGTACGGCGAACGGGCGATTACTAAGGGATGGTGCGAGCCGGAAGGGAAGTAAAAATGATGGAAATTTGGATGATTTGGATGATTTTGGGGGCTGCGCTGGGCGCGGTGATCGGGATGTTTCTCTACGCGGAAGGCATCTTGCTTGAAAACGAGCGTCTGCGCGGGATTTTGAGCGTGGAAGTCGCAGGACGGGAGGTGTTGGAGGCATGGATGGACGCGGCATACCGCAGCCGGAAAGGGGGCGGGAAATGTTAACCAAATTGAAACCCTGCCGAGTTTACAAACAAATGAAGCCTGAATCGGCGTTTGCGTGGAAGTTGGATAAAAACGGGGTGCGGAAGCGGGCTCGCCAATGTGCGAAATGTTGGGCAGAACAGATGGAGAAAAGGGCTACTGCGAATATGGAATGGCATCGCGAAAAGCGCGGGACGGTACTTGAGTTTGGACGACCTGCCGTTGCCCGCTCGGTTTGGGGCGATAGCTGGCCCACCGCTCCTGAGATTATGAATAGCCGTTACTGGACGGCAACGGACACGCGCAAAGCGGATGCCGAATGGGCTTTGAAATTTAGGGAGTCTGCGAAATGAGCTTTAAAAGACGGAACAGCGATTGGCAGGCATGGGGACAACACCGCCGCCGCGCGACGAAGTTTATGGTGAAGCGAAACCGCGAGCAGGAAGTCGCCGAATATCAGGCGCAGTTTGAAGATCAGGACGGCAAAGGTCGTCTGAAAGAAGAAAAGGAAATGAAAAATGGATAAGCAGGCAGTTTTGGAAAAAATCAAAAAGTGTTTGGCTTTGAGTAAATCGGCAAATGAGCACGAAGCGGCGCAGGCGATGAAACAGGCGCAAGTACTGATGAAAAAGTATGAAGTTGACGCTGTGGATGTTGTCTTGTCGGAAGTCTCCGAGCGTGGCGTAGGTCGGAAGATGGCAGTTAAGCTGGCCGAGTGGCAGTGGTCTTTCGCAAACATGATTTCCGAAGTGTTCGGGTGCAAATGTTATCAACTGGGAAATGCAATGTTTTTTTACGGTTTGGGTAACCGCGCCGAGATCGCAGCCTATGCCTTTGATGTGGTCTATCGGCAGATTTCCGCCGCCCGCCGCGAATTTCTGAAAAATTGTCGAGAAAGAAAACCCTCAAACCGAACCTATCTCGCCGACCAGTTTTGTAACGGATGGATGATGGGTGCATGGAGTGCCGTCAAAGCATTTGAGATGTCAGACGATGAAAAGGCGGTCATGGCTGACTATAAAGGAAAAAAATATCCACATATGGGCAACGCGGTGGTTAGAGACGCCAAGTCGCCCGAACTGGACGGGAGTGCCGCGATGATTGAAGCAATAGTCAAGGGGCAGGCGGCAGGGAAAAAAGTGCAATTGCACCACGCGATGAACGGCGCGGAAGGCGTTAAACAAATTGGAGAGCGGAAATGAACGAAAAAGATTTAATTGAATGGCTGGAAGACCGTGGGGAACTCATGGTCATGAAAAAGGACGGCGAGGGTTTCGTGATCGCCGCCCGTGCGCCGGACGGTATTTGGAAAACGGCGGAGGCGGCAACGCTGACAATGGCAATAGAAGCTTGGGAGGAAATGCGATGACTACCGGAATGATGATTTATCTATTGATATGCGGGCTGATTGGTTTGGCACTGGTGGTTTTGGCACTGATGAGCCTGATTGAAAACTGGTTTAAGCAGCAGACTAAAGCTGTTGTTTTGGATGCCTGCGGTATGTTTTTTGGGTTGGTTGTTGTCCTTGTGGCGTTTTTGGCGATTCTTGGGGTGGTTAAATAAAGGAGCGGACATGAACATCGAAAAATTCAATCCCAAAAAAGACCCTAAATACATTGGCTATATTTTCCGATTTTTGAAGAAAAAAGCCAAACTGCTTGAAACTTTAGGAGCTTATCCGCGAATTGTTAAGTTTAAAGATGGGTTCGGCTGGTATATCGGCTGGTTTATTGATGACGGTCTTGGAGACTTTATTGGTAGCAGGATTTGTTACGGCTCCGAAAAAATTGGGACATTTTGTTTTGTTAAAACCCCTGAAACAGATGTGGTTGCCGAAGTCAAATGGGACGAATACGAACGTATCGGAGGGTGTGTATTAACTAACTGGCATCACAAATGGGTCTATGCCAATAAACAATCACGCAAATGCCGACACTGCGGAAGATGGGAACGGAAAGTCGTCAAGACCGTTAAGACGGTAGAACGTCGAACATTATGGGAGCGCGAGTCATGAACATCAAATGCCCAAACTGCGGGGCGGTGCATAGTCTGGACAGCTTAATCAACGATGCCGACGCATCGTCTGTATTGCGGGCTGTGTTGGAGATGGACGCTGAAATGGGCAAGGCGGCGATACGGTATGTCGGCTTGTTCCGCCCCGCTAAATCGCAGCTTTCTTGGGCGCGTACTGCGAAACTTTTGAATGAGTTGATGCCGATGATTAAGGCGCAGGAGGTAGTACGCGACGGGGTGTCCTCCCCCGCTCCCGCCGAGGCTTGGTTGCACGGCTTTAACGAAACCGTCAACGCCCGCGATCAAGGTCGTCTGAAACTGCCCTTAAAGTCGCATGGTTATTTGCTGGAGATTGTGAGCCAGTGGCAGGGTTCGGGGCTTCCCTCTCCCCAGTCCTCTCCAACGGGGAGAGTGGGCGAAGGCGGCGCGCCGTCCAAGCTGCGGCAAGGTGTGGCAGCCTTGGGCGAATGGGCAGGCGAAGATTGGGCAAAACAGGAAATCGCATCAGGCTTTGCATTGCTCGCCGCGCTCAATCTGCCCAACCGCCCCGCAGCGCAAGACCTGCCGGTAGTCGCGGAAATTTGGTATCGGAAACTGATGGAGAAAAAGGAAATCGTCTCGCCAGAGTATGACCCGATACGCATTCAGACGGGATTTAAGGTGTTGCAGCAGTCGGAAACATGGCCGCAACCCGCCGAACTGCTCCGCAACCTGCCGCCACGGTTGATACCCAGGGCGATGTTGGCAAAGCCTGCGTCGAATAAAGAAAAAGGCCGTCAGAAAATGGCGGAAGTGAAAGATGTTTTAAACAAGAAAGGTCATTGAAATGGGAAATGTATATTTTACAAGTAATAACCGAATATCGGACTTAATCAGTCAACTAGAAAAGTTGAAGGCAGAGCACGGCGATTTGGTAATAACCAGAAATTATTTGCGAGGAGGAGTTAGAGATATTGATTTAACAGAGTTTAAGGTTGCCTATATCAGACCGAAGGAAAAACGCGAAAGAATATTGGCTTATCGTATTGGGACACACCAAGTCGGTGATTTAAAGGTCTTAAAAATTTTATAGTTTAAAAGGAAAAAATCATGATTGAACCGCACGAGTACCGTCTATTGGACGAATATTTAGAGCAAGACTGGGATGCCTTTATCAGTTTTGCCGAAACTAAAGGATTTGAAGTAAGCGAAGTATATCAACTACTCAACAAACTGGAGGAAGAAGCAAATGGCTAAACAACGTATCAAACAGGCGGCAATCGAAGCCGCACAAGACAAAACCGAGGTAACGGCGCATATCCGCACCATCGGCGACCTGAACCGCGAAATCAAACGCTTGGAAACCGAAGCGGGAGATAAAAAAGCGGTCATTGAGCAGGAATACGCCGCGCTTGCCGCGCCACTGAAAGCCGAGTCGGAACGCCTGACTGCCGCCGTCGCCGCCTACTGCGAGGCACACAAGGACGATCTGACGGAAAACGGCAAGACCAAGACGGTGGATTTTGTGACGGGACTCGTCAAATGGCGCATCCGCCCGCCTAGCGTCAAGGTAACAGGCGTCGCCGCCGTCTTGGCTTGGATGTCTGAAAAAACAGCATATCAAAGCTTTATCCGCACCAAGCAGGAAATCGACAAAGACGCCATCCTGAATGAGCGCGAGCAGTTTGCGAATGGTCAGGTGCCGGGAATTAAGATTGTGTCGGGGCTTGAGGATTTTGTGATTGAGCCTACGGAGCAGGAGTTGATGTGATGATTTAAAACAATGTTAAAGGCCGTCTGAAATGGGGTTTAAAACCTGTTTCAGACGGCCTTTTTTAATGTCCTACATTCAGGCTGCTTTCTCTTCCTGCTCGTACACGGCGTTGTAGAAAGCGGCGGACAGCTTGTCGGCTTTCTCGGAGGCGGTTTCAATCACGGCAGACAAACCGTCTTCAATTCCTTCCATGTCCATATCCAAAACTTTCAGATGGTTGAGCGTGAACACCAGCAGATTCAGGGCTTTGAGGCTGTCTTGGTCGAAAGTCAGAGTATAGGTGGTATTCATGGCTTAACCCTCCAATCCCAAAGACTGTTGTTGTGCCACCATTTTCGGCTTAGGGACATATTCCAAGAAACCCAAATCGTTGAGTTTTTTGAGACGGTAGGAAACTGCGCCGGGGTTCATGTCCAAGAGTTTGCCTATTTCGGTCAGGTTCAAGCCCATACTGCGGTAGCGCAGCAGTGCGAGCATTTCGGGCGCGGCTTGGAAATAGGCGTCTTCCAATGCATCGATGCGGTATAGCACGGCATCGGGCAGGGCTTTTGCCTGTTTCTCCATTTCGATAAAATATCGGCGGGCTTGGCGTCCTTTGTCGTTGCGCTCCACCATGCACAGCTCTTTTGCCATATCGAGGGAAAGATGGTAGTCGGTAACGGTTTTTTCACGTTGTCCGAAGAAACCCGCTTCGGTACTCATAACCGTATGAACACCGAGAAAATCAACATCTTGAGTAAAACCATACTCATTAATACGGTTTTTAATCCAGTCGGCAAAATGCTGTTTGCTTTCTAAAAATTGATGTAAATCTCGAGCATTGACTAATGCTTGGGTTTGTCCGTCCAGAGAGCCGGAAACGGTTGGAATAAGTGTGGTATTCATGGTAAAATAATCTTTCATTTCAAGGTGAGATGACAAGGAAAAGAACGCGCTAACGTTGCTTTTCCATGAAAGCCGATAAGCCCTAACTTATCGGCTTTCTCTTTAACTCGTTATCGAGTGTTTGTATTTTATGTTGTAGCTACATCTTTGTCAAGCTGATTTTTAAACTCTTTGCGGATTTGGTCTTTAACCCATTGAGAAAAATCAAGATTATTGGCTATTTCCAAAATGTCTTTCTCTGTTTCTCGATTAAAGGAAACCCGTTTAGTCATTCGGTTGGCTTCCGCCTTTTTCCGATATTCAGCCAGCTTTTCATCAACCATAGGCAAGCTCCTTGATTTTTTTAGCCGTCTTTTGTAAGATGGGAACTAAGGGCGGCGGCTACCGCCCTTAGCTTTCGGTTTCCTAGTAAGCCTTACCGCTTACCAATATCAGAAACAGAAAGAACAGAATTTGAAGGTAGGACTTCATTTTCTTTCTCCCGTAACAGCCCCGCTTCGGTGGGGCTTTTCCCGTATCGGGCTTCACTGCCCGATGCATTGAATTATAGATGTAGCTACATTAAAAGTCAAGCATTTTGAAGAATACGGATTTACACAAGCCCTTGATTTTATCGGCGTGGACAAAATTGTCCGCACCGAAGCAGGTTTCTTTGGACAGCGTGATAAAACTGTTCAGGGGTATTATTTATCCCTCGACATGTCCCAAACATAATCAGAGAAAAAGGTCGTCTGAAACGTTTTCAGACGACCTTTTTTCATGCCTGTCCGTTTCGCAAAAAAAACATCGACTTAATACTACATATTGTATTTTATTGGTATAATATGCGCTAATTAATCAATATATTGTGTTTTAGGGGTTTGAAATGCGCCGTGCGTTGATTGCGAAAATTAAAATCGCTCAAAAGGAGCTTGGTTTGGATGATGCGACGTATCGCGAGGTCTTGGAGCGTGTAACGGGCAAGCGGTCGTGTACGGAGTGCAGCATCCCCGAGCTGGAGCGTGTGGTCGAGGATTTGCGCCAGCATGGGTTTCAGCCGAAAAAAACGGCGGGACAACGACCGAACCGCCGCGATTCTGCCGATCCGATGATGCGGAAAATCGAAGCCCTGCTGCTGGATAACGGCTGGACTTGGAATTATGCGCACGGTACGGCGAAAAAGATGTTTAAGGTTGACCGCGTGGAATGGTTGTCCGACGGCAATATGCACAAGTTGGTGGCAGCTTTGCAGATTAGTGCGAACCGCAAGAAAAAGGAGAAAACGGGATGAGCTTAAACTGGGAGATGACTGAGCAGGATTTCAAGGATGTGGAACATCTGCTGCCGCACAGTGTGGTGGCGCTGATTACGGTCATCGGGCTGGAGGCGGCGTTTCACATGGTCAAGGTTTGGGGCGGGACGAATTACCCGATTTCCAACCGCCGCCGCAATACGCGCCAGAGCCGTATCTTGCACGCGCAACTGGTCGAGGACATCGGCGAGGAGGCTGCGGGGCGGTTGGAGCGTGCTTATGTCGGGCAGCCTTTCTTGGCGATTCCGCGCTGCTGGGATGCGATGCGCGAACTTCGCAACCGGTTCATCCGCCGCCAATATGATGCGATGAGCGCGGAAGGTTTGAGCGATTTGTTTATTGTGCGTGAACTGGTGTTGGCGCATAAGCTGTCGACGCGAAATATCCGATACATTCTGAAAGAAGCCGACCGCGAAGCGGCGGCAAGGGCGCAGGCTGATTTGTTTGCGGCATGATGGTTTTGTTTTCCTTGTGTGTTTGAGTAGACCTTTTTTCCCTGCTTTGTGCAGGGATTTTTTTTACCGGTATTCCGATGAATGCAAGCCTGACAGGGCTTGGGGGTCGTCTGAAAAGGTTTAATGGGGTTTTCAAACTATCCTTTGTTTTTAAATTATCCATTTGAGGTATTTATGGCTCAACAAAAAGAACTCCCTTGGATTGCTGAAGCGCGAAAGTATATCGGCCTGACAGAAATCCCCGGTAAAAACCACAATCCGACCATTTTGAATTGGCTTCACGGCTTGAAGGCTTGGTGGAAAGACGATGAGACGCCGTGGTGCGGCGTATTCGCAGCCCATTGTCTGCGAGCCGGTAACCGAGACATTCCGAAGGATTGGATGCGCGCCAAAGAATATGCTTTTTGCGGTAAACGCCTTACCAAGCCTGCTTACGGCTGTTTGGTCGTGTTCACTCGCCAAGGCGGCGGTCATGTTGGGTTTGTTGTCGGCAAGGACAAGGCGGGTAATCTGCTGGTTTTGGGCGGCAATCAAGGCAACCGCGTCAACATCGCGGCATTTCCGACGTCCCGCGTGGCTGCGTATGTATGGCCGTCTGTCGGCGGTGCGCCTCTTGACCCCGCTCCGGAGCGTTACAACCTGCCATTGGGCGGTGCGGCAATGAGCAGGAGCGAAGCATGAAAAAGTCTTTGATTGCTTTGGCATTGGCGACATTGAAACCGCTGGTGCCTGAATTTGAGATTAAATCTGCCCGTGTGGGCAATCTGAAACAACATCCGAGCCTGCGCTTGGGTAAATCAGGCGTGGCAGCCGCCAAACGTGCGGCGCGTAAACGCAAGAACCGTCGTTAGTCATGGGACAGGTTGCGTTTTATGAAAAGATGATTGAGCAATGGTCGCGACAAAGCCGCGAGGCAAGCGAACAGGCAGATTTGGCTGCATTTGAATTTGCGGAGAGCGAACTTGCCAATTATCGGGAAATGCTGAAACGGCACCTGCAAAACGGGAGTGTGAAATAAATATGCGGATTTTCGACATTTTTAAAAACCCTGCGACAGGTAATGTGTCGCACTCGAAACTGTGGGCAAACGTCGCCTGCGCGGCGGGGACGGTTAAATTTGTGATGTTGCCCGATCCGTCGGCGGAAATTTGGGCGGTGTATTTGGGCATCGTGGGCGGATACGCCGTGGCGCGCTCGTTTGTCAGCGTGAAGCGACAGGAGGTCGAGAATGAATCCGAAACTCGTGAAACTGTTGGCGAATAACTGGCAACCGATTGCCATCATCGCGCTTGTCGGCACGGGTCTGGCGGTGTCGCACCATCAAGGCTATAAGTCGGCGTTTGCGAAGCAGCAGGTCGTTATCGACAAGATGGAGCGCGAAAAGGATCAGGCCTTGCGTCTATCGGCGCAAAACTACGCACGCGAGCTGGAACAAGCCCGCGAGGAAGCAAAACAATCTGAAGCCAAGGCGCACGCCGTCGGCGTGGCTTTGGCGCAAAAACAGGCGGAAGTCAGTCGTCTGAAAACGGAAAACAAAAAGGAAATCGAAAATGCGCTTACTCAAGACCGCCAAAAAGCAGGCGGCGGTTGTATTGACGGCCTTGGCTCTCACAGCCTGCGCCTCTACGCCCGCGCCCTCGGCTACGGAAATTAAAGTTGTCGAAAAGGCGATCATGCCGACACCGCCCGCTGCGTTGATGGTCGCGCCGGTGCGCCCGAATCCGCCGAAAGACGGCAAGACAGCAACGCTGCTCGAACACGCCGCTGAGTTTGGCGGCTATGTTTCGGAACTGGAAAACCAAAACGCAGCGTGGCGCGACTGGGCGGGCAATCGCTCCCGCAAAGTCGGCGACTGACAAAAAAGCCCGCGTAGGGCGCGGGCTTAGGGTAAAAGCGGATTTTATACCTCTTTTACAGGGGTAACGGCGGTAGTGCTTTTCACCAAATCGACTGCGTGCTGGCAGTTTTGCTTGCTGGTGTAGCCTTGACCCTGAGCGATGATTTCATGGTTGGCTGCTTTCAAATGCCAACGGTATTCGCCTTTTGCGTCTTTATAGATTTCAAAATACATAAGGTTTCTCCTATGAATGAGTACACGTTTTCTTACCGCTTTGACGGTAAGTCCTGGTCATTGAGCATTTGGGCGGACAGCCCTGAAGAAGCCCAGGCAAAATTTCGGGCTGCACGGGAAAATGCGCAGTATGACGGCGAAGTTGTAACAAAGATTTATACATTTGTAAATATTTCGTGGGTTAAGAAGTTGTACAGACGGATAAAATATTTAATGGGTATCAAAGAATGACCTACCGTGAATTAGTTGAACGTCAGTTGGCTGTGCGCCATGCCGATTTGGAATTGGGATTAAGCCGTGCACGTGAACAAGAGCCGTTTGTCATCCATGTTTCCAATTTGCTGGATAAGGCAGGGTTTGAATATACGGTACGGATGAACAAGGATTTTCAGACGACCTTTAACCTTGAATATCCAAATACAAACTACGACACCTTTAAGCGTGCAGTTTGGCAGACGATTTCGGCGTATTACTGCGTTTGTAACGATGGGGATGAACTCGAAATTTCCAGCAATCGCCCTGACGGCTACTCCGTCCGTATCGTATTCGGCGACGTGCCGGTTTAAAGGGGTTTTAAATGGACTTTGAATTTGGTTTTAAAACCCTGTGGCCGATTGCGACGGCGGCATTTTGGTTTTGGGTAAACGGCATTTCAGGTCGTCTGAAAGAGGCGGATAAGCGCATTGAAGACCTGAAAGAGGAGCTGCACGCGGTCAAGCTCTCCTATCACACCAAGCAGGATGCTCAAGCCGACCGAAAAAATATCGCGGCGTCTTTGGAACGCATCGAAAACAAACTTGAAAAAATGAATGAAAAATTAGACAGGAAAGCGGACAAATCATGAACGACCCGATTTTAGAAGCCTTGGCGCGTATCGAAGCCAAGCAGGATGACATGCTCGCCAATCAGGCTCGAATGGACGAGGAATTGCAGCAAATTAAGAAAGACTGCAAGAAATCTGCTGCGGTTTATGGCGGTCTCGGCGGCGTGATTGTGACGACCGGCTGGGAGCTGCTGCGAGCCAAGTTCGGGGGCTGATATGGCACACCCGAAAGAAACCCGCGAAAAGCTGCGCAGGCTGTACGTCAGCGACGGGCAGACGCTCGAAATCGCTGCGATGATGTGCGAAATCCCGACAGCTACCGCCCGTAGTTGGAAACGTGCCGCCAAAGAGACCGGCGACGATTGGGACAAAGTGCGCGCCGCCTACACCTTGGCGGGCGGCGGCATCGAAGACTTGAGCCGTTCGCTGTTGGCGGGTTTTTTGGTGCAGTACCAATCGACGATGACTATGTTGCAAGACACGTCGATTGAAGAGCTGATGCCGTCCGAGCGCGCCAAATTGTTGGCAAGCTTGTCGGATGCGTTCACCAAGACCGTGGCGGCAAACGCCAAAGTAATGCCGGAAACGTCAAAACTGGCGACGGCGATTGAGGTGTTGGAATTGTTCGGCGAAGTGGTCAAGGAGCGATACCCGCAACACTTGCAGGCTTTTGTCGAGTTGGTCGAGCCGCTGGGCGTGGAAATTGAAAAGAAATACAGGTAAGTGATATGCAAAAAGTTGAATACACGCATAAAGGTTGGTTTTATTTTGCCCGATTTGGATTGCAGATTGGGATAGCAAAGTGCCAGCAGTTGCGCCGCGTTATAAGCTGGAGCCGTTGTTTTGGCTCGCCGACCAGTTTTTTTACTTTATGTCCGCTATGAATGAAATGAAAACGGGAGAGCCGTTGCCCTTCTGTTTCATGGTTAACCCCGAGCCGCTGAAAAAGCCGGTTGTCCACTATTACGATTAAAACATGAAGTCCAAAGAGTTTTTAAAGTCGCTTGCCGAATACGCCGCCCAACTCCGCCAAATCATTGAGGCAGAGGTGGACGGCTTCGATGCGTCGGCTGCCGCCATTGCCGAGCGTCGGGCGAAGGTTTTAGACCCTGTGCATGGGTATGAGTATTTCGTCAATACCTACTTCCCGCATTATGTCAGGTCGTCTGAAAAGTCGGAACTGCATGAATTTCTGTTTTCCCGCCTACCCGAAATCCTACAACAGCCCGAAGGCATCAACGAAGCGGATGCTGCTCCGCGCGGCGAGGCGAAATCGACGCTGGTTACGCGCTTATTCTCGCTTTGGACGGTCATCACCGGCGCGAAAAAGTTTATCGTCATCGCGATGGACAGTATCGACCAAGCCTATCCGATGCTGGAAGCCATCAAGGCGGAATTGGAGTTTAACCCGCGCCTGAAAACCGACTTTCCAGAAATGTGCGGGCAAGGGCGGGTTTGGCAGGCGGGGACGATTGTTACCGCGTCCAACGTCAAAATCCAAGTCTTTGGCTCGGGCAAGAAAATGCGCGGCATGGTGCATGGTGCATTTCGCCCCGACCTTGCCATCCTCGACGATATCGAAAACGACGAGATGGTGCGCAACCCCGACCAGCGCGACAAGCTGGAAATGTGGCTTAAACAAACCGTCTTGCCGTTGGGCGCAGTCGGTACCAAGTTTGACGTGATTTATATCGGCACGATTTTGCACTACGACAGCGTGTTGAGCCGCACGTTAAATAACCCGTTTTGGAGTACGCGGAAATTCAAAGCGATGAAACGCTGGCCTGACCGCATGGATTTGTGGGACAGATGGGAAGAGCTGTACCGCAACGACGGCGCGGAAGTAGCCGAGGCGTTTTATCAGGCGCACAAAGACGAAATGGAGCGCGGTGCGCAAACAAGCTGGGCAGCTCGCGGTGTGTTGGCACTGATGAAAATCCGCGCCCGCGACGGCCATGCAACATTTGACAGCGAGTACCAAAACGACCCGGTCAGCGGCGAAGATGCGCCGTTTGCCGAAAACATCAAATACTGGTCGGAATTGCCGGACGATTTGGTGTATTACGGCGCGCTCGACCCGTCATTGGGTAAGGCTGGTGCGGGGCGCGACCCGTCGGCGATTTTGGTCGGCGGTTATCAAAAATCGACGGGGCGGCTGTTTGTAACCGTTGCCCAAGTCAAAAAACGCCTGCCTGATTTGATTATCGAGGATGTGATCCGCATCCAAAAAGAGGCGCGGGTCAAGCCGGTGTTGTGGGTCGTAGAGACGGTGCAATTCCAAGAGTTTCTCAAGGATGAGCTGATTAAGCGTGGGGCGCGTTCGGGTGTGCATATTCCCGTGCGCGGTATCAAGCCGTCTTCGGACAAGATGTTGCGGATTGAGACCTTGCAGCCGCATATGGCAAACGGGCTGATTCTGCTCAACCCAGACCAAAAGACCTTAATCAGCCAGTTGCGCCACTTTCCGAAAGCCGACCATGACGACGGCCCCGATGCGCTGCATATGCTGTGGATGGCAGCAACGACGGGCAATGTGTCAAATAGAGCGCGTGCGATTGATTTGCCTGCGCCGATGCTGGAGATTTAAAAAATGTATGAAAAAGAACGTATAACCGCTCGTGAAAAAGAGCTGACAGAGGATGTTGAGTACCTCGAGCGTGATTTGGATAAGGCAGTCAAGTATCTACAAGATGTTGTCTCCACCTATAAGTCCGGCAGGCTGGTAAGTTTGCATATCATGGTCGCCCGAATCGAGGGATTCTTGGCGGCGTGCGGTGAAGAGTATTGATTTTAAGGTCGTCTGAAAACGGTTTCAGACGACCTTTGGAGTAAGAAAATATGTTCGGATTGATTAAAAGTGCTACACGGAAAACCGCCATCAAGACATTGACGAGCGCGACTGAAGACGCTTTGGAAAGCCTGTTTTCCAACATGGAAGGCACGGACGCGCTGCTTTCGCGCCTCGGTGTGGACAGGCAGCAGGCATTGGATGCGGTAGTAAGCGATGACGAGGTGGCTGCCTGTTTGGAGGATTTGCACGCGGCGATGCTCAACAAACCTTGGCGGATTTACGGCGAGGACTTGAATGACGAAGACAAAGACCGTCTGTGGAAAACGCTGAAACGCCACCTGCCCGCGCTTGCCGAAATCGTCCTGACGGCGCGTCTGGGCGGATACGGCGTGGGTCGTTATGTTTATCAGCCCGAACCCGACGGCTTTTTGACGATTAAACACATCAGTAACAAAAGCGGCGAATTGGCGAAATATATCCCCTATCGCGACGGCTTGCTGGTGTATCGCGGTACCGGCGGCGAGGATGCTTGCAATACGGATGTGCTGTATCTCTTTATCGCCCATCGTGCGACATCGACCAATCCTGCGGGCGAAATGGCGGCGGCGCGGCTGTATGCGCCTGTCGCGTTGCGTAAAAAAGGCTTTATCTATGCGGCGCAATTTATCACGCGCTACGCCCAGCCGTATTTGATTGCCAAAATCCAAGCCAACAGCGAGGATGACCACAACAGCTTCATGAGCCGTTTTTACCGCTTTGTGAGCGGCGGCGCGTTGAGCATCGACCGTGAGGACGATGTGATGATGCTGCAAAACAGCGCGGACGGTCAGGCATTCCGCCGTCTGGAAAACCTCGCCAATGCGCGTATCCAAAAAACGCTGTTGGGCAAGGTCAAAACCAGCGACTTGGAGACCGCCAGCCGCGCCAGCCAAGAAACCGAAGAAAACAACCGCGACGAGCGCATCGGCGCATACCTTGCCCTTTTGTCCCGCGCCGCGCAGCACTTTATCGACGCGCTCGTGATGGTCAACAACGCCTACGGCAAGACCATCAACGCGCCCAAAGGCGTATGGTTTGAGTTTGAAGACGAAATTAAGGTCGATAAAACTCGGGCGGAGCGCGACAAGATGTATATGGATACGGGACAACTGGTGTTAACCGAGACCTACTACCGCGACATCTTGGGCTTTGAGCCGGAGCATTTCGAACTGCGCGACCCGAAAACGTCGTCTGAAAACCCCGTACCCGCCAAATTCAGCCTGCGCCTGTCTGACGGCCTTGCCCATAATGCGCCCGATACGGCGGAGCAGGCAATCGCCCGTCCGAAAATGGAAGCGGTGTTGGCTTTACTGGAAAGCTGCAAAGACTACGCCGAATTTGAGGCAAAGCTGTCCGAGCTTGATTTGAGCAAGGGCGACAATCTCTTGATCCAGCGTTTGGTTTCAGACGGCCTTTCGGCTTGGGCTGACGGAGCGGGCGATGGACGGGATTGAATACAACTTCGCCGGGCTGGTCGATAAAGCCGCTTTCGCGCATTTCAAGGCTAAGAAAATCCTGCCCGGATTCAGTCATTACGATGTATGGCTGTATCAACACAGCCTTGCCTTTACCGTCGCCAAGATGATGGATGTGGACATGCTCGCCGAAGTCAAAGACGCCATCGAATCTGCGCAGCAAAACGGTACGGCGTTTGCCGATTTCAAAAAGCGTTTAAAACCGTATTTGATGGCTAAAGGCTGGTGGGGCGAGCAAGTGATGACCGACCCGCTGGACGGCGAGCCGAAATTGGTACAGCTCGGCAGCACACGTCGTCTGAAGACCATCTTCAACACCAATATGCAAACCGCCTTTGCGGCGGGGCAGTGGCAGCGGATACAGGCAAACAAAAAAGCCCTGCCGTATTTGCGCTACAACCATTCCGCCGCCGGGCATCCTCGTGACAGCCATAAACGCTACTACGGCTTAGTCCTGCCGGTTGACCACGACATCTGGAAAGTCATCTTTCCACCCAACGGCTACGGCTGCAAATGCTCGGTGTCCGCCCTGACCCGTCGGCAGGCGGAGCGCGAGGGCATCAGCGGCGAGCCTGATATGGATATGGTCGAGTTTACCAATCCGCGCACGGGTCAAACGGTATTGATTCCCGACGACATCACGCCGAGCTTTGCGCACAACCACGGCGACCGATTGGGCGCAATGGACGCGCTGTTTGGCGAGAAAAACGGCGAAGAGGCACTGGCCGCCATGATTGCCGAGCGCGAGGCGTGGCTGGACAAGCGGTATAGCGTGCCGTCTGACAAAGTGGCGGTGTTGGCTTTGCCGGACAAGGTATCGGAAAAAGAAGTGCGCAGGCTGACAAAAGAGCAGTCTGCCAACAATACCAAAGACCACGAAGCGAGAGCTGCGGCAGCGTGGCAGGCTGAAACGGGGGATAGATTGGAAGTGTTTGATTTGCCCGTGGAGAAAGGCAAAGCACAAGCCGATTATCTGATTGTTTCAGACGACCTGCCCCGCGAGGAATGGGTAACGCTGGATTTTATGTTTACCGAAAATCCCGACCGTGCGGAATTGATGAACCGTTATTTTGCACACACCGCCGGGGCGTGGAATACTAAGGTTGAAAAAATTCAGGAGCATTTTGATAAAGCCGATATTGTCCCGCTTGATTTACGCCACCTGAATGCGGCAAACCGGCATAAATTGTTGCAGTATGTGTTATCATTGCCGAAAGAACAGCGGGATAAAGTCCGCTTATTGGTAAAAATATCGGAGTAAGTCATGCCGTCTGAACTGTATGTCAGCCGCGAAGTAAAAGTATTTTTAGGCGGGAAAACCGCCCCGTCCGAATTGTTGGACTATCTGTACCCGCGCCTTGCCGAAATCGACAAGGAAGCAGCCGAGCAAATGCAGGGCGAGTTTTCGGGCTGCGTATTTTCGATTGCGGATTTGTCCGCGCAGGCATTTGCCAATGTGTACGGATGGATACTTGAGGCGGCAGAAAAGTCCGAGTGGATTAAGCCCTACAAAGCCGATTTGAAAACCGCCCTAGAAGCTGATCCGAGATTTAAACCTGTATAACCCGAAGGTCGTCTGAAACCGTTTCAGACGACCTTTTTTCATAACCGCTAAAATTTCGCGTTTTAGCGCGTTTTGTCGGTCGGGGTAGGCAAAGATATGTCCGAATGTTTAAAGTCAATCTGACGCAGCCCTAAAAGCCTTCTGAAAACGTTTTTTAAACCGCCGCCGCCTGCATTTTTGGATACGCCTTAAATTTGCGATTTTAGGCGGGTCGGACGCTAAAGACAGGCAAACCCCCGCCGGAATCTTAAAAATCAATCTGACGCGATTCTAAAGCGGTTTTAAAGTGGGTATTTTCATATTTTACGCATGAGGATTTTCAAAAGGTCGTCTGAAACCTGAAATACGGTTTCGGGCGGCCTTTTTCATTTCGGGTAGCAAAGTGAAGTCATGCCGCCGTCTGTTTGCCGTCATGCGTTGCACAATGGCGGCTATGAATACGAAAACATCACCCCTCAATATCAAATTGTCCGCCGCGCTGCCGGTTGCCTTGGCGACCCGTGCGGATGATGTGCGTACCTTTAAAGGCGTCGCCAATTCGGGCAAGCCGTTCGGCTACGGCGGTTATCAGACCGTCGTCGATTTGGCGGAGCTGTCGCACAAAGCGTCCGTCCCCGTCCTGCTGGAACATTCGCCGCTGAAAATGGCGGGCGTGTGCAGCCTGTCGGTAACGGCGGTCGGGCTGATTGCCGAGGGCAGTCTGTTGTCCAACGAGTTTGGCACGCAGATTGCCGAAGCAGCCGACCAAGGTTTCCCCTGGGAGATGTCGGTTTACGCACAGGCGGAATCCTACGAGGAGCTGGCGGCGGGCGCGGTATTGTCCGTCAACGGCAACGAGGTAACGGGGCCTGCGGTGATTTTGCGCCGCTGCACCATCCGCGAGGTGTCGTTTACCGCCGTCGGCGTGGACAGTGAGACCGAGGCGGTGGTGTTGTCGGACGGCAGCCCCTTGCCGGATATTTTTAAACAACCTTTGGAGTTATCCATGACCCCAGACGAAAAGAAAGCGTTTGACGACCTGAAGGCGGAAGTCGATACGCTCAAGGCTGAAAAAGCCGAAGCCGAGAAAAAGCTGAAAGAAGCCGAAGCGGCTGCCAAGAAAAACCAAGTCAAGGCGAAATTGTCCGCCGCAGGTTTCAAAGAAACGGAAGACGGCAAGTTTGAAGGCTTGTCCGACGCGACCATGACCGTGCTTTTGTCTGCCGACATTGACGCGGCGGAAGCCATGATTGCCGATTTGACGCCGAAAGCTGCCCCGTCTGTCGTGCCGCCCGCGCTGTTGAGCGAAGGCGCAGGTAAGGACGATTCTGAAAACACCGGCGCGGAAGGCAAATTCTCTATTGCCAGCCACAAAGGCTTATTGGGAGGCTCTTATGTCTAAAGTGAAAACAGAAATCTTAGGTCCTGTTATTTCGGATTTCCTGAAATACGAAGCGACCCCGCAAACCCGTGTTGCCGTTGCCGCCGATACCGGCACGAAGGCAGGCAAGTTTGTCGAGTACCCGCTGCGCGGCAAAAAACTGCTTGCGTTGACCGATGAAGCCGACGGCAAAGTCGTCGTACAGCCGCTCAACTGCATCATCGACCTGTCAAAAGTTGCCGATGCGGACGTCAAAGCAGCAACTACCGGCAAAACCTTGGACGCGCTGAAAAAAGAAGGCGACGCATACGGCATCGTTTACCAAGGCACGCCCATCGCCTGATTTTCAGACGACCTTTAAACCTGATTTAACAAGGACACATCATGCCTTTATCCGATAACAGCAAATTTGGCGTGCAGGCTTTGACCACCGCCATCAACAAAATCGACCCGGGCGCAAGCCAAATCCGCGAGCTGGGCGTCTTCGAACCCGAATATCTGACCACCACTTATGCCGACATTGAGTTCCAAGACGGCAAAGTCCACTTGGTTGCCAGCAAAGAGCGCGGCACATCCGGTCAGGCGGTCGAAAGTCCGAAACGCACCGTGCGCACCGTCAAAATCCCGCACCTGCCAATTCACGATGTCGTTCGCGCCGACGACGTACAAAACCTGCGCGCTTTTGGTACGACCCAAGCCGCAACCGTTATGGACAAGGTCAACGAAAAGCTGGCCGGCGGCAAATCCGACCTCGAATACACCCGCGAGCATCTGATGCTCGGCGCATTGCAAGGCAAGATTTTGGATGCGGACGGCAGCGTGCTTTTGGATGTCAACACAGAGTTCGGCGTGCAACGCAAAACGTTAAACATCGAATTGTCGAAAGACACGACCAAAGTCGGCTCGGTATTGGACAAGCTCTTGTCCGAGCAACGCCAAAAATTCGCCGGTGCGCAGGTGCGCGGCTGGGTCGTGTATTGCGGCGCAGAGTTTTTGAGCGCGCTCAAAGAGCATAAATCCATCTTCGAAGTGTACAAACGCTTCGACGAAGCTCGCGCCTACCGCGAGGGCGATACGCTCAATCCGACCGAGTTTGTCCACAAAGGCATCCGCTTTATCGAATACGCCAACCATTTCGGCAGCGACGCCGACATCGGTGCGGATAAGGCGATTCTGTTGCCAGTCGGCCGCAATCTCTACAAAGAGTATTTCGCGCCTGCCGACATGAACGCGACCGTCAACACCCGCGCCCTGCCGTATTACGCCAGCCGCGAGAAATTGCAGCACGACAAGGGTTGGAGCCTGCACATGCAGTCTAACCCGCTGCCGATTGCGCTGCGCCCCGAGTTGTTGGCAACGCTGACCATGTCTTAAACGGATTTCAGACGACCTTTAAGGTAGTTTTAAAGGTCGTCTGAAAACGGAGGACGGCATGATTACCATCCAAGACATGATGACCCGCTTCGGCGAGCAGGAGATGGCGGAGCGGTCGAACCATGAAAACTACGAAACCATAGACGAAGCGGTGATGGCGGCGGCGATTGCGGACGCGGAAGAAGAAGCGGCAAGCTACCTTCGGGCGGCGAAACTGTTTTTTACCGACGACACCGCGCCGCAGGTTTTGAAAATCAAAGTCTGCGACATCGCCCGCTACTACCTCTACAACGACGCGGTAACAGGCATTGTCGAAGAGCGTTATCAGTCGGCGGTCGCTTGGCTGAAGATGGTCGTCAAAAATCCCAATATGCTGGACGAGAGCCGCGTATCGGATGACCGCAGACCGTCAACGTGTGCCGTTTATGTCAATGCCGAACCCGATTTGCGGGAATGGCTGAAGGAGTAAGCGATGCGGATTACGGTATCACACAATTTATCGCGCATCGCCCAAAGCCTGAGCCGACTGTCGGGTAGGCTGAACGGCAGCCTTGAAGAGCCTTTGCGCGCCATTGGCGGCATGCTCGAAAGAACCACGAAAGACCGTATCCGTGAAACCAAAACCGCGCCCGACGGCAAACGCTGGGCGGACGTATCCCCTGCTACGGCACAAGCCAAAAACGGACGCGGCGGGATTTTGGTGGACCACGGCAACCTCTTTGCAAGCATTACGCACGAGGCATCGGCAAAAAGCGTGATTACCGGCTCAATCATGGGCTACTCGGTTTATGTGCAAGAAGGCACGAAAAACATGCCGGCGCGTCCGTTTTTGGGCTTGTCTTCGCAAGATTATCAGGACATCGACGAATTGATGTCCGATTGGCTGGAAGGATTGATTGTCTGATATGGCTTTAAAACAGCATGAAAACTTATTGGCGGTCTATCCCGAAATCCTAGGCCGTCTGAAAACCGTCAAAGGTATCAAGGCCGTCAAGGAAATCGGCGAACTTGCCGAGCTGCTCGCCCAAGGCGCGGCGAAGCGCAAAGCCGCCCCGCTGGACGGCGCGGTCTATGTCGTTTACGGCGGTTCGACCTTTGCCGACGAGGCGAAAAACGGCAAATACCTCAAATCGACGCTGCACTTTACCTTTGTCCTCGCGCGAAGCTATACCGCCAACGGCAAATCCACGCTGTACGAGGTCGGCGAGACCCTGACGGCAATCCAACGGGCGTTTTCAGGCTGGGATGCGGGCGACGAATATGCCGTTACCCCCTTCCGCCGCATCGCCTCGCCATCCATCGAATACAACGACGGCTTTGCCTTTTACCCTATTTCATTCGCCTGCGACACCGTGCAGGCGGCAAACTAAAGGAGCTGCCACATGGCAAAACAAAACGACCACGGCTTAATCTTTGAGGGCGACGTCAAGGTGCGCAACCTCAACCAAAAAGGCTCGGGCTTTATCGACATCGGCAATACCACCGCCCTGACCACGCAGACCAGCGTGGAAACCAAAGAGCGCGTGTCCAAGCAAAAAGGCACTTACGGCAGCGCGCTCGACAGCCTGAAAACCGTCAAGCCCACCGAAATCGGTCTGAAGCTCGATACTTTCGACAAAGACAATTTGGCATTGGCTTTGATGGGCGAAGCCGCTGTCATCGCGGCAACGGCGCAGACTGTTGCGGACGAGACCGTAACCATCGGTAAGAAAGGCATGGCGTACAAACTGGCAAACGGCAACATCGACCCGGTTACCGTCAAAGTCAAAAACAAGTCCAAAGCTGCCGTTGACGCGGCGCATATCGACATCAACGCCACCTTGGGCATGATTACCATCCTACCCGCTGCCGACACCGTCAACGACGGCGAAGACATCACCGTCGAATACAAAACCCGTGCATCGGGCGGCTATAAAGTCTCTGCCGCGACCTTGTCCCGCTTGGACTTGGAAATCTACGTCGACGGCCGCAACCGCGTTACCGGCGAGGCGGGTGTCCTGCACATCCCCCATGCCGTATTGGCAGCGGACGGCAGTATCGACTGGTTCGGCGACGACTTCAACGAAGCCGAATTCAAAGGCACGGCGGTATTGGCTTCGGGCGAGACCTCGACCTATTCCTTCACGTCGTACAACAACTAAAGATTCGGGCGGCTTATGCGGATTGGCGGGTTCGCCGGTCGGGCTGTCCGATAAACGGCAAAAAGGTCGTCTGAAACGGGCTTCTGCGTGTAGGCGCAGCGGCGTGGAGTTTCAGACGACCTTTTTTTAAACGGGTTTTAAAACAGATTAGAACCGATACAGGGCTGATTTAATCAGGTATCCGCTGACGGCCATAAAGGCAAAAAATTCCAGCAGTTTCATGTCGCGGATGTGCGCCAACATATCGAAACCGAGATACAGCGCGGCGAAACCGAAGAATGCGCCGACGGCGAAAAGTATGGTTAGAGCGAGGGTTTTCATGATTTTCGAACCATTCGTGTAGAAAGTATGGATAAGTCGCACGGGAAAAATGGAGGTAGCTTTGGGAGTTTGTAATGTTCGGAAAATAGAACAAGCATTTTTTCATCGGTCAAGTCTGCCTGCGAAACATATGTTTCCCAGCTAAGGTTTCGCGTCAATTTTACTTTAGCTTCTGCTGCAATTCTAAGGTTTGATGCCCGCAAAGAAGCAGCCTGTAAAAGGATTCGGTACTTGTTTCTAGGATTTGGTGTTTCAAATTTTCTCCACCCTTCCTTGCGGGCGATTTCTTGGCATTTTTCCAATTTCTTCCATGTGAAATTTTCGTTATTCCGAAGCGTGCAGATATGGTCTGCTGCAGCTTGGGGAGTGGGAAAGGTGCATAGTGCGTCATAAATTTGGTCGACATCAAACAGTGCGGACAATCTGTTTTCTGAAAGAATCTGACGGATTGCCTGTTTGTAGTAGGGTTGCAAATGTTTCATATGCTGACTGTAAGTAAGATTATTTATTTTAAATAGCAAAGGTATCAAAATAATGGCGAATATTCAAGCAGGTTTAGAGATTAAAGCAGGTGTTTCCGGTGCCGAAAACATCGACGCGCTGGCGCAGTCCATCGAGGCGGCGGGCATCGATACGGGCAAACTGACGGAAGAAGCAAAAGAGCTGGGCGCGACGCTGGCGAAAGCCCAGGCGCAACAGGCGGCGATTGCGGAATACAAGGCTTTGTCGGCGGAATTGGACAATACCGCCAAAGAAATGCGTGCGCTGGACGAACTGACCGCAACGCTCGAGAAATCCATGCGCGGCGGCGGTACGCAGCAACAGCAAGCCGATTTGGCGAAGCTGCGCACCGAATCCGAACGGCTGGCAAAAAGCGAAACCGAGCTGACGGGCAAGCTGTATGCCGCCCGCGACGCGATGGCGGTGTCGGGCGTATCCGTCAAAAACCTTGCCGCCGAAGAAGCGCGCCTTGCTGCTGAGACGGCAACTGCGACGGCAAAGTTGGATAAGCTGTCAGCCGAGGCATCGGAACTTAAAGCCATTGCCGATGCAAAAATCAAACTTGGTATCGATACCGATGAGAAAGCCTTGCGTGAGCTGCAGGAGCTTAAGAAAAGCTATGACCTTTTGAAAAGTAGCGGCACGTTAACCAAAGAAGAACTCTCCCGCGCAACAGCCCGCTATAACGATAAAGTGTTTCAACTGAATAAGAGCTTATCGGATTTGCGTCCTACACTTGCCGACTTTGCCAATGAGTTCCGAGGGGTGGCGAGTGGTGCTGCCGGGCTGACGTATGCTGCTCGTGAGGCGGTGAAATTTGAAAGCGCAATGGCAGGTGTTCGGAAAGTCGTGGACGGCACTCCTGAACAGATCGAACAGTTGGGCGGGCAAGTTAAAAAACTGGCGGTAGAGTTCGGCATGATGCCGGAGAAGATGGCTGAAATCGTTGCCGCCGGCGGTCAGTTAGGTATTGCTGCCGATAAGTTGGATGAATTTGCACGCGTTACCGCGACTATGGCAACCGCATTCGGCCTGACGGCTGAGGAAGCAGGCAATGCCGCCGCAACGATTGCCAACGTGTTCCAGCTTCCGATCGGTGAAGTGGAAAAACTCGGCGATGCCATCAACGTTTTGGGCAACAATACTGCCGCGCGTGAAAAAGACATTGTTGCGGCGATGGCGCGTATCGGCGGTACGGCGAAACAGTTCGGGCTTGCCGCCGACGAAGCCGCCGCGCTTGCCGACGCCTTTATCGCTTTGGGCAAACCGCCCGAAGTGGCGGCTACCGCCATCAATGCGCTGTTGCAAAAACTGCAAACCGCGCAAAGCCAAGGCAAAGGTTTCCAAGATGCGCTGCAATCCATCGGAACGTCCGCCGACGAGATGGCGGCAAACATCGCTGCGAACCCGCAACAGGCTCTGACCGAGTTCCTACATAAACTCGAAGGCTTGGACAAACAAAGCCGCGCCCTGACGCTCTCGCAACTCTTCGGCACGGAATACAGCGACGACATTGCCCTCTTGGTCGGATCGCTTGGTGAATATGAAAAGGCTTTGGGCTTGGTAAACGACCAAGCACAAATACAAGGCGCGATGCAGAAGGAGGCGGCAGCTGCATTAAATACTACCGAAGGGCAAATCAATAAGGCTAAGGCGGCAGTTTCCAATATGGCGGGAGAGCTGGGTGATGCCTTATTGCCTATTTTAAGAATAACGGCATCCACGGTTGAGACGGTTGCAACGGCAATTAGCGATTTCACAAAAGATTTTCCGGTATTGTCCAAGCTGGCGGTTTACTTTGCTGCCGCCCGTGTTGCAATGGAGGCGTATTCCGCCGTTGTGCGTCTTGGTGGTGTTGCTGCATTGAAAAGTTTGGTGTCTCAAAAAGCTGCTGTCGATGCGTTGACCGTTTCATATGGTAAAGCCGGTTTGGCGGCTAAAGAATACGGGAGTATTGCATCAGCAGGTGTTGCGGCACAATCAAAAGGGTTGACCGGTTTGGCTTCGGGGTTGTCTTCCCTTGTTGCCCGATGGGGCATTATCGGTACGACGGCAACGATTGCCGGAGAAGCAGTCGGCGTGTTTATTCAGGATTTGTACGAACATATTCCTGGTCTTCGTGCAGTGTTTGACGAGATGGCACGTCCGATAGCTATGATTGACAGCCTGTTGACGACGGGAAGTTTGGACAAATATCACGAATTTTTCAAAACTGACGCCGAAATCAAGCGCGAACTGGAAGAATCAAACAAAAAGGCTACTGAAGCCGCCGAAAAAGCTGCCGCCGCCAAGAAAAAGGCAGCCGAAGAGGAAGTCGCCGCCGTCAAAGCACTGCAAGCCGAATATCGTGCTTCCGCCGCCGAACAGGCTGCGTTGGAGCGCAGTATGGCTGCCTTGCGTGCCGACGGGCGCGAAACTGGCGATTTTTACAGTGAGCTGGCGGTCAAGCTGGAAACCGTGCGCACCAAAACCACCGACCTGAAAGCCGAGCTTGACAAGAAAAACATCAAAATCAGCGCGGATACGGGCGAACTTGCCGAGGCGCAAAAAGCCCTTGAATCCTTGGGGCTGACGGCTGAAGAAGTCACCACCGGTCTGAGTAAGAAAGCGTCTGAAGGTATCGCCAACTTTTCCACCGCCGCTGCCAAGTTTGGCAATGATGCCGAGCAGATGTCCCGTGTGTTTCAGGCGGCGTTAAAGCAGATGGACAGTCCTGAAGCTGTTGAGAAACTGAAAGCCGCCTTGGAAGACGCTGGCAAACAGGCAGGCATGACCGCCGAGGAAATCAAGAAAATCGGCGATGCCGCGCCGGTAGCGTCCGATAAGGTTGCCGACGCATTCGCCAAAATCGGCGTGGACAGCAAAGCCGTGATGACCGGCATCAGCAGCGACGCACGTCAGGCGTTTGCCGACTTTAAGGACGCGTCCGAACAGGCAGCGTCTGCCGGTCAGAAAGATGCCAAACTGATGCAGGCGGCGTTTGAACAGATGATGGGCAAACTCAAAAGTAAGGAGGAGTTCGCCGAGTTCCAACACCAACTCAAAGCCAGCGGCGATGCGGCACTTTTGACACAGGAGCAGCTTGCCCGCTTGGGCGACGCGGCTTCAGGCGGTGCGGAAAAAGCCAAAGCCGCCTATCAAGGGCTGAACGATACTGCCGCGCAGGCGGGTGAGGCTGCCAAAAACGCCCACAACAAAGGCGCGCAGGCGGCGGAAAGCCATGCCCAATCCGTCAGCAAGGTGGTCAAGGCAAACGACGAAGCGGCGGCGAGTGCGGAAAAGGCGGCGGCAGCGACCGAAAAAGCCGCCAAAGCCGTTACCGACTACGGCTACCGGCTCAGTCAGACGGGCGGCTACGTCAAGTTCAACAACGAACAGCTTGAATTGATGAACCAAAAATTCAGGGGCATCAAAATCGGCATGGAGGCGACGCTGCAAATCGGGCGCATGAAGGACTACACCCAGCAGATTTACCTTGCCAACTCCGCCATGCAGCGGTTGAGTGATGCAACGGCGCAGGGCGCGTTGACACAGGGGGTATTGAACGATGCAGCCAGTGCGGCTGCGGCGGCTGCCGACAAGCTGGGCAATACCGAGCTGACCAAGTTCCGCAATGCGATTGCCGACGCGCAACGTCGTCTGAACGCGCTGCGCCAAGAGGCAAGCGACGCAACCCGCGCCCTAGAAGCGGAGCTTGCCGAACTCAACGGCAATGCCGAAGCGGGCTACGCTTTGCAGCAGGAGAAAAAGCTGCGCGAATTGAATCAGAAACTGGCAAACGCCAAGCAACTGGGACAGGGAGACATCGCCCGCGAATACCAGCGTCAAATCGAGCTGCAACAGCAGATTTACGACCGCCAACGCAACAAACGCGCCGAATCTGCCGCCCAAGACCGCGCCCGCAGCCAAAACACGGCAAACGGAAGCAACAACGTAGCACGCCAGTTGCAGCAAATCGGCAATCCGCAGGTCAACGTCAATACTGACGAGCTTAACCGCATTTTGGCGCAACGCGACGAAGCCATCGCCGGAAAGGCAGTCAGCAGCCTGATGACGCAACTGGAAAACTCGTTCAAGCGGACGAGTTAAATCAGACGGTAAATACAAACCCGACTGCAACCATGCCAAGCCCCGATTTTCGGGGCTTTTGCTTTAATGGGGTTTTATATTTAGGCAAAGGTCGTCTGAAATGGCCGATTGGATTTTAAAGCGTAAAGACACCGGCGCAAGCGTCCGCCTGCCGCAGGATATGCGCTGGGAAGATGAATTTAGTTGGAACAAGGTGGCGCAGGCCGCGCCGCAGCGCACTCTGTCGGGCGGATTGGTGATCCAGCAGGGAATCAAGGCAAACGGCCGCCCGATTACGTTGTCGGGCGATTGGGTATGGCTGGACTTGGGGTCTTTGCGGACTTTACGAGACTGGACGGACGTCCCCGAATTGGAAATGACGCTGACGCATTACGACGGACGCGAATTTAATGTTGTTTGGCGCACGCACGATGCGGCTTTGGGCAGCGTCGAGCCGGTGCGTTATTCAACGCCGGAGGCGGACAGCGAACGATACACCGCCAAGCTCTGCCTGATGACGTTTTAAGGTCGTCTGAAAACAGGTTTAAACAGGATTTAAAAAGGTTTCAAAAATGGAAAAAACAACGCGCCTGACGCAACAGGATTTGCAGATTTACCCCAGCCAGCGCATGACCGATACGCCTGACGGCGGCGGTCTGATGGTCGGGCAGCCGCTGACCGGCGAGGATAACGAGATTTTCCCTCCTGTTTCGGACGTTGACCGCACGATGGGCAGTTTGGACGCCCGTTTGCTCTACCCTGCCGTCCTGCGCAACGACTCCGAGCCGCTCTATGGCGGTCATTTTGTCATTACCGAGCCGCCGACCTCTGAAAACGTGTCTTTCTTGGCGTTTAAGGCGCGCAACTACGGCGAGAGCCGCGCAGACATTATGCCGCGAATTGAAGCGTATTCTGTGCCGACGGTGGAGAGCCGCATGACGCTGATGGGGCGGCATTTGGCGGGCGTGCGCCTTGTGCAGGCATATCAGCGCGAAGAAGCCCCGCTGCCTAAAGTAGGCGAGCGGTATTGCTTACAACACGAAGACAAAACCAATGCCAAGACCGAACGCATTACCGAATATTTCCGCATCGCCAACCTGACGCACGAAATGCGGACGTTTGAAATTCCCCTGCCAAGCGGGCAGACCAAAGAAATCCGCCGCCGTGTTGTCAAAATGGAAACCACCAACCCGCTGACACGCGATTTTGATGGTGTCGATTACCCGGTCGAAGGCTATGCAGGCAACAAGGTCAAGATTTTAGAGACGCAGGTCGCCGATTCGGCAAGCTATTACGGCGTTAAACCCGTTTCAGACGACCTCAAAGCAGGCGACGCATCGCTGACGGTTGCCAGTATCTACGAAAAGCTGGTTCCTACTTCGACGGTGGAGACGCCGTATGCCGACCAATATCCCGTTGCGGGCGATATGTGGGTGGCTGCTGCGCCTGAAAAGCGGGTGTTTCAGGGCTATGTTTCAGGCGGTACCTTGACGATGCCCCATTCGCTTTTGCCGGGCAGCATCAAAATCGGCAACTACAAAGACAACGCGCAGGGGCAGTTGGTCTCCGGCGACGATATTATTCAAGCCGACTATGAAAAAGGCCGTCTGAGCGGTATCCCAAACGGGACTTATACCATTTCCGCCATCCCCGCCGCCAAATCGTCGGCGGCTCGGTTTGCCTTTGCGGTCGAAATCAAAGAAACCAATCAAGGCACGGCGTTTGCGCCGCTGCTGACACCCGCGCCCGCGGCGGGCAGCCTGAAAGTGTCGTTTATGGCGTTGGGCGTTTGGTATCTGCTCGCCGATTCGGGCGACGGCGTGTTGCGCGATGAGGCAGGCAAAGCGGTAGGCACGGTGTCGTCAACCACCGGCTCTGTCGTGCTTAATCTGCCCGTACTGCCCGATGTCGGCAGCCGCCTTGTGTTCCAATGGGGCGGGATTTCGGGGTTTGCCTCGTCCGACGGCGGTAAGACGGGGACGGCAGCGACGCCGAAACCTGCCGAAAGTAAATGCACCTATGGCTTGGGTCATCCCATCAAGCCGGGTACGTTGGTATTGACTTGGCAGGATGGCGGTACGAAAACAGCCCGCGACGACGGCAACGGCAGTCTGACGGGCGATATGCAGGGGGCGGTGGATTACCTCAATGGCGTGATTTCGACCGAACGCTACATCAACAGCAACACAGTTGACTACACATGCGAAGAGACGCGCCGAATCAGCGCAAGCGTGGTCGGCGGCGCAGGCTACGGCATGACGGCAGAGGATAAGGGAGCGCATTGGGAGCTGGTATTCAAGGACGCTACGCCTAATCAGTCGGTCTTTAGGTTGGATGTCAAAGGGCAAGTCTCTGAAGAGACAGAGTACACGGTGCCGAATTGGTATGGCGCAGCGGTTAGATAGGAGATGAAAATGGCGATTTCTGCCGGAAAAGAAATTAAATCAGGTACGGCACGTATCAGTCTGCTCGCAGTCAAAGGCGGCTGGAAAGCGGGTAAAAACGCCGTGCAGGGTATCCGCTGGGACGGCGGCAAGCTGATTGTGCCTAAATCCGCGTTGCGGGTGGAGGCGTTGGCTTGGGCGACCAAGTCTTATTCGACCTTAGGTGCCGCATGGCGCGCGCAGGAAAAAGACGCGACCGCCAAGAAAACCGTCGATATGTCCTTCAGCGACTGGAATGCGGAATTTTTGTCCGCCGACTCGTCCCATGCCAAGCCCCGAAGCGGGCGTCTGGCAGGCGGGCTGACATTTAATGTCTTGATTGATTTTGACCAAGGCAGCACCTGCATCTTTAATTCATGGTCTTTTTCAGACGGGACGACCGAAATCGTCGAATACGGCGGAACGCTTTATAAAAACTGGGATGCAACCAAAGGCAGCGGCGAAAATATCGGTACATTGTCCGCCACCGGCGAAGTGTCTATCAACGACCCAGCCGTCAAATTTCAAAGCCTAAAGGTAACAGGCGGGGTCGTCCGGTTGCCGCAGGTTAAGATTTTTTCTTACGCGGGGCGCACGCCCGCCGCGCCGGTCAAGCCCGAAAGCTTTACCGTTTATGCCAACAACGGCGACATCGTCGGCCGCAGCAATGCCGAGGGCAATATCGAAGGCGGCATCACGGGGAAAATAGACTACGAAACAGGTTTCTACGAAATTACCCGCACCGCAGGTTTTTATCCCGAAGAGCTGCGATACAACGCCGTAACCCAAGACAATCTGCCTTTGGATTCGTCGATTATCGGCATCGATGCCGTGCGCCTGCCTGCCGATGGACGCGTCCCCGTATTCCGCAAGGGCGATATGGTCGTGATTTCCAACCGGCTCAAGCAGGATTTGGGCAGCGCGTTTACCGCCGCCCAGAAAATCACGCTCAACCGTCAAAACCTAGACCGCCTCTGCTTGGTCGACAGCAAAGGTAAACACGTCCTTGCCGAAAAATACACGGCAGACCTCAAGGCTGGCAGTATTACCTTTGGCGAGCCGTTGGACTTATCGCAATACACCCTGCCGCTGACCGCCGTGTGTGCGTGGGAGGAAGAAAACCGCATTACGGGCGTCGATATTTCGGGTCGTCTGAAACTGCAATTTGCCATTTCGCGCGCCTACCCCAAAGCAGGGACTTACGTTTCATCCGCCCTGATCGGCGGCGATTTGCTGGTGCGCGCGACCGAGCCGTTTTCACAACAGGCATGGGACAACGTTTGGGCGGATTCGCGGCGCGGCGATCCGATTCTGGCAAAGGCCAACGTCAAGGACTACCCAATCAAACTCGCCAGCAACGGCGCGATTACCGAGCGTTGGCTGATTAGATTCACCACCGCCAACCAGTTCGAGCTATACGGCGAACAGCTGGGCTTGGTCGCCAAGAGCGATACCCTGACCGACCTTGCGCCGACCAATCCCGCCACGGGTAAGCCGTACTTTACAATTAAATCGACAGCGTTCGGCGGCGGCTGGTCGACTCAAAACTGCATCCGTTTCAACACCTACGGCACGCCGCTGCCCGTTTGGATTCTCCGCAGCGTCCAGCCCTCGCCCGACAGGCAGGCAGGGCGCGACGGCTTTACCGCCTGCCTGCGCGGCAATACGGTGGCGGAATAGGCACAAAGAATAAAGGTCGTCTGAAGGCGTTTCAGACGACCTTTTATACCGTCTGTTTATTTTTAATGCCGTTTAATTTAAAATCCTTTATACGGAATAAATATTGCGAGGATGTGATGGAAAACTATTACGAACTTTTAGGGATTGTGTCATCAGCAACAAAAGATGAAATTGAAAGGGCGTTAAGGCGGGCTGCTGAACAGCAGACGTTGGATTTGGATGAGATAAAGAAGTGTCGGGAATATTTGCTGAATCCGGTGAAAAAGGCTGAGTATGATAAGGAGCTCCATGCCGAATATCCTGACTTGGCAAAAGAGGATAGGAAAAAGGTAAAGGCGGAGGAAAAACTTCGGAAGAAAAATAAAAAGGGGAAAGGTTCTGATTTCTTGGAATTGATTGGTATGGGCATTGTAGTTTCAATCCCATTTTTATGGTTTACATTTAATGGTGGCGGTGGCTCATCCAAGCCAAGCGGGCATCAAGCACAATCAGCCTGCGAAAGAGCGGTAACGGGTATTTTAAAATCCCCGTCATCAGCCGATTTCGGTGGATGGCAGCGTCGCGAAAATGCCGACGGTACATATGAGATAAGCGGGTATGTCGATTCGCAGAATAGTTTTGGAGCTATGTTGCGGGCGCAATTTAGTTGCTCGGTAGATTCAAGTGGAGACCGAGCGAAGATTACTTATTTTAGATGACGGCAACAAAACAGAATGCTGCCGAGTATCTGACTGCAACCATGCCAAGCCCCGATTTTCGGGGCTTTTGCTTTAATAAGGCTTTATTTTTAAAGCAAAGGTCGTCTGAAATGTTTAATACCGAAAGAGTGCAGGTTAAGGTTTACCGTTGGGATGACGCAGGTGCGCCGAAGCTGACGACTGACGCCGGAGCATTTAAAACCATTTTAAAGTCCTGTTTAGTGACGGGTTATGGCGAGAGTGAGAATCGGAAAGAGGGTTTGGGCTGGTCAATTGAGCAAGAAGCTGAAAGTGCTGCCTACTTTCGGTCAAAATCTGAAAAATCAGCAGGAGCATATTTATTAGTCAATGGAGATTCAAGTTCATATTATGGGCTTGTGAAAGCTAGATTTAAGGTTTTATGGGGATTAGAACCGCATGTAGACTATGGAGAAATGGCACCAGAGTCATCTAATGTCATAAATGAACTCTATTGCGAAGGGCGGAGAGACTGGATCTTAATCGGTAATAACAGGGCTTTTTGGTTAATCGTTGGGGGAGTGTATGAGCGAAATAGCGAGAATGGGTATAAGCGTACTCCTTGTGCGACTGCTTTATTTTTTGGTGATTTTCATAGTGCAGCTCCTTATGATATTTCAAATATGCTATTGATGTCTGTTAGATTGGGGGGTTACAGACTCGAAAGTAGTTTTGCCAAATCTTCTGTTTTTGCAGGGAGTGTGGATGATAAAACTCCCTATAAAGGATTTCTACGGTCATTGTTTTCTTATTCCATCAATACAAATGAGGCAGTCGATAGTATTTCGAGGCAATTGATCGCCAGTCCTTTTTATACATTTCAAAATGGTCATCTTCGCGGAATGATTCCAGGTTTGCTTGGAGCAGCGACAGCATGGTATTCAAATCAAAACTGTTTTGAAAAATATCAACTGGTAAACAGCACGGATGAGTTTTTAATTTTTACTACGGGTTATTCCGATGCTGATAATGGTATCGGGAGAAATTTTCTGATTAATATGACGGCGTGGGATATGTAATGGGCTTGCTTAATACAGATAATCTTCGGTTTTCCGATCCCATTTATGGCGGTCGTGGCTATATTGCAGGCGAGGCGGAGGGGATTGTTTCTGTCGGCGGACAGCCTGCGGAACGCAAAATCCTGCTTTTTGAACGGCAATCTTTTAAAGTTATCCGTTCCCAATGGAGTAAGCCCGACGGCACATACCGTTTTGATTACCTGAATCCGAATAAAGAATTTTTGATGGTTGCGCTTGACCATAAAAAGCAATACGAGCCGGTCTCCTATGATTTTATCAAGCCCTACGTCGATACTGACGGCGGATAAGGTCGTCTGAAATGTCTGACGATAAATCCAAAACCTATGCCGATTCCGCGCGGATTCCGCTGCCTTTCGGGGCGTTGATTTCGGAGCGTAAGCCGTCAAACCGGCTGGCAATCCCGTTTACCCGACCGCTGCGCCATATTACAGCTGGCGATGCGGTCGCGCCGATTGAGCCGCCTAAGCCCAAACCGCCCGAACCTTACGCGCCGCCGGCTGGTTATGCCGCTGTATCGGGTGAGTGGGGGTTTGTTTTACATAAGGCGGGGACGTGTTCGGCTTGTTTGGCCGGTGGTTTCGCGGGCGGTAGTGCAGCGGTCGGAATGTCGGGCGTGTCGGTTGAGGCTGTTGATGTTGCCCATTGTTTTCAGACGACCTTTGGGGGAATGACTGCGCTTGAAGGTCGTCTGAAATCGCTGTCTGAGCCGTCGTTTGCGGTTTCTGCGTGTGCGGCAGGTGTTCAAAGCGCGATGGACGGACTGGACGGCTGCTCCGGCGCGGACACGACAGGCAGCCTGTTTTTGACGGGCTGTGGCGGCGATGCGCAGGCGGCTCAGGCGGGCGAGCTATTGGAAAGCCACGCGGACAGTACGTTTTCAGACGACGCTTTATTGGTTGGCTGCCGGCAATCGGACATCCTTGAGGCAGCGGATTTGGTGTGTTGTTTCAGTCCTAAATTCCTGCCTGCCGTTACCGTACCTTGCGAATATTACGAAATTCCGGTCGAGCCGGAACCCGTCCCCGAAACCTACGTCTGCGGCATCCGCCCGCCGTCAAACCGCCTTGCTCTGCGGTTTTACCGCAGGAAAATCGCGCACGACCCGCGCCATATTCCGCTGCCGTTCGCCTGTTTCGACACGGCAAAAACCCCTGTTTTAAACGGATACATTATGAAAAACACCGTCAAAGCCACGGCGGACGGGCAGCCGATTGAGTTGTTTTCCGCCTCGTTTACCGCCGATACGGGCGGCTACTGCTGGCAAGGCAGCCTGACCGTATCGCCCGAGGATTTCGCGCAAATCAACCCCGACGCCCGCGCAAAGGGCGAGGAAGCGCAAATCAAGGTGCAAATCAACGCGGACACTTTCGTAATTATCGCCGAGGATTACAGCGACAACCGCCGCTTCGGGCAGAAAAGCTATACGGTAACGGGCAGGAGCGTTACCACCCGCTTGGGCGCGGACTATGCGCCGAAAGGCAGCGGCACATACCGCAACCCTATCTACGCCCAACAAATCGCCACGGAGGTATTGAGGCCGACGGGCATAGGCTTGGACGGATGGACGATGGCGGATTGGCTGATTCCTGCCGATGTGTACGCATTGACGGACAAAACGCCGATGGCGGTATTGCAAGAGCTGGCGCAGGCGGCGGGTGGGTTTATCGAGAGCGACCGCGCCAAGCCTGCCCTGCGGTTTAGGCCGAAGTGGAAAACTGCGGCTTGGGAGGTAGCTCAGGCGGCGGCAGACGTTACCGTGCCTGCCAGCGTAATTTTCGGCATCAGCGGGCAGCGCAGCGTGTCCGAGCGGGCAAACGGGATTTATGTTTGGCCGAGCCATAACAAGGGCAAGGGCGCGGATGTGTACCGCAACGGCAGCAACCGCGAGCCGCGAGCCTCCGCGCTGACCCACGCGCTTTATACCGATCAGCCTGTTTTGCTTGCCGCAGGCGTTGCCGCCTTGAGCGCGACGGGTGTCCATAAGCGCGAGACCGTATCGCTGCCTGTATCGGATAAATACGCGATTCCGATGGCTAATTTGGGCGAGATTTGGCAAATCAGCGAGCCGTCGGGCAACTGGCAAGGCGTGGTTGTTGGCGTATCGGTAGAGGTCAAAATCGAAAACGACGCGCCTGTCGTTACTCAAAATGTAAGCATCGACCGCTATTTGGACGAGTGATTAAAGCCGCTTTAAGACTGCTTTAAAGGTCGTCTGAAAGCCATGTTCAGACGACCTTTTATCTATTTGTTGAGGGTAACAAAATGACCAATCTGTATCAAAACCTGACAGCACTGCTCAACCGCGAACAGCGCGGCATCGCCAAAATAACAGGCGATTTGGGCGGCGGCTCATGGGCAGCACAAACGCAAAGCGGCGGAAATATCGTTTTGAGCGGTCAGGCTGCCTTGAGTCAACGGGTCTTTTATGATGTGCGTACCAACCGCATCATCAGCCAAGCCCCTGATGCTGCCGTTTTGGAGTTGGGCGTGTAGTGTTGAGTGCAGGCTCGCCGCCTTGGCAGTGGGCAATGGACTGAGATAATTTGTTTTATTTTGAGAGTGTTATGAGTACGGATATTCTGCGTTTTAAACAGGGCGAAACCGTCGAAATCAGCGTTATCTTCGATGTTTTAGACGACTTGGGTATTTCTGCTCTGACCGGCGTTACCGCTGCTGCCGAACTTCGGCGCAAATATACTAAGGATACGGTCGCCCGCTTTCAGACGACCCTTTACCCCGAAATCCGTTTGGTGTTGTTGCGTTTGGATGCCGATGTGTGCCGAAGTTTGATGGAGGGGCATTACGTTTTTGATTTGCAATTTACACGCCGCTCTGACGGCTTGGTGCAATACAGCGGAGATATTCCGCTGGAGATTTTAAAGAGTACGAGCAATGTTGGGTAAGTTTCGAGTTTTTAAAGGTAATTTAGAAAATGCCGCGCATCGGTACGATGACGACTTGTATCGGACGTGGTTGATTCAGCCCGAAAATCAAGGCAAATCATTTGAGGATTTCACTCAATGGCTTGCCGACGTTAAAAGCGAGGATGCGGGCGAAGCCCCTGATTTCGTAGCAAGATTTATTTTGGCAATTTCATAAAAGGCAGGTAAAAAAAATGACATTAAAACAACGTATAAATGAGCTGGCGGACGCTATCGGCGCGGAATTAAAAAAGGTTATCGTTAAAATCGGCTCGATAGATATGCTGCAAACTACGGAGCGCGGGAGCGTGGTAGGCGCGGTTAACGAGCTGAAAAACCTTATTGACAACATTGGCAGCGGCAATAGCGGCGCGGCGATTGACGATACTGCGCCTGCGGCTGATAAGTCTTATTCCAGTCAGAAGGTTGATTCGCTGATTAATGCGGCAAAAACGGCTGTCAAATCAGAGATTTTGGACGGCGCGGACGCGGCATACGATACGCTGGCGGAAGTTGCCAAGTATATTGAGCAGGATAAAACCGGCGCGACCGCTCTTTCGGAAGCTGTTGCCAAACGCCTGCGCATAGATGAGGCGCAAGTGTTGACACGGGCGCAAAAAACCGCAGTGGAAACCACGCTCAATCTTGGCGATACGGATACTGACTTCGTCGCTAAATTTAATCAGGCGTTGCAGTCATGACCTTGGTCGAGCGTTTTAAGCTGTTTGTCGATGCCGTTGCCGCCCAGTTTAAAGCGCAAGAGGCGGAAATTATCGCCATCAAAACGGCCGCAAATGGCGGGAAGAAAGAGTATCGGGAGGTTTATGTCCCGCGCGGAAGTATTAAGTTTCACGAGGGGAATAGCAACAATAAGTGGATTACTATTCCATTCGATGTTCCTTTTTCCGAACGTCCGATGGTCAATGTTGTGCTGGATATACAAGATCCAACCATACGGATCTCTTATGTGGGCAATATCACAACGGAGGGGTTCGATATAGGCATAAACTATGCACCGTCACTCAATGGCTTGTGGTATCAGGCTTGGATTGTTGATAAATAGGCAGCAAAAAGGTCGTCTGATTTTCAGACGACCTTTAATAAGGAGATTGAAAAAATAAAGTGGGACGGCGACGTAGCAGTGCAGCAACACCGCTACGCCAGCCAAGCAGATCGCACCTGCATTGACTTCTAAGGCCGCCTTAGTCTCGCGAGACTTGGGCATTCTATCTAATACAGGAGTGAATGCAAATGCAAATTTATCGTGAATTACGCTGTAAATTCTGCGGCAAATTGCTGGCAAAAGGCAGCGGTTTCGTGCAAATAAAATGCACACGCTGCAAAAATATTAATTCTTTCAGTTGATTATAAAATCGAAGAATGCCGTTGAGCATCATATTAATCTGATTCAGAGCGTCGTCGAATGCCGATTTAGGAGTATATATGATGCAAAAACCGCAACAATCTTTACCCATCATCCCTTGGATGGGCGGGAAGCGACGGCTGGCAAAACACTTGTTGCCCATGTTTCCTGAGCATTCCTGCTATGTCGAGCTGTTTTCAGGCGGCGCGGCATTGTTCTTTCTTCGGGAAACACCCGCCAAAGTGGAAGTTTTAAACGATATCAATGGACAACTCGTCAACCTATACCGCGTGGTACATCACCATTTTGACGAGTTCGTCCGCCAGTTTGAGTGGACACTGACCAGCCGAGAGGTCTTTGCTCGCCTGCAAAACACACCGCCTGACTGTATGACCGATATTCAACGTGCAGCGCGGTTCTTCTACCTTCAACACAATGCCTTCGGCGGTAAAACCGTCCATCAATATTTTGGTACGGCTACTACTTCAAAAGCATGGGATGCGTCGCAAGTTGAAGCCAAATTAAAGGCTGCTAAAGACCGTTTAAAAGGCGTTTATATAGAGAATGAATCGTGGGAGCGTTGTTTCAAACGATATGACCGCGAGCACACGTTCTTTTACGCTGATCCACCATATTGGCAAACGGCAGGCTACGATAGTGCTTTTGATTGGTCTCAATATGAGCTGCTGGCAAAGGCAATGTCGGAAAGCAAAGGCAAGGTCATGTTATCCATCAACGACCACCCAGATATACGGGCTTTGTTTAAAGACTTTCGTATTACTCAACTGGAGCTGACTTATACCGTAGGCAGGGATAAGTCAGGCAAAACAAGCGGCGAATTGGTTATTTGCAACTGGTAAAACAAAAGCGACGGAAACGTCGCTTTTCTTATCTTCTGCCATCCGATATAGTGCAAAAGCTGCCGTAACTTTTAAAACGTATCGAGTGCAAAAGTTGATGTAACAAAGTGCAAAAGACGGCGGCGGCTTACAATTTGTACTGTCTGCGGCTTCATTGCCTTGTCCTGATTTAAATTTAATCCACTATAAGAAAAATTCCCTTACTTCA